GGCAAGACTGCTTTTGCCTCGCTTCATTGGAATGTTCATCGCCTAATTCCTCTTGGAGAATAGTTTACAACCACGCCTTGCAACGTGATAGGTTTATCATAAATAGATTCGTTTTTAATTATAAGACTCATGTTTGTTCCGATGCCATTAATCTTTAATCTTTCTGTTGCAACAACTGTAATACCAGTATCATCATTAGAAATGTCGTCTTCGTTCCACTGATCTGCAGTCACACCGACAGTATAAGTTGTTGCTGATGGAGATGTCTTTGGGGTAAACGTACCGCCGTAATCTAAGCTTGGCTGAATAGTAAGCGTAGTTGCAGTGTCAGCGTTTACTTCTAGATTCAAATCTCTAAATCTTTTCTTTACCTGCGGAGATCCATAGTTATGGTAAGCAGTCCTAATAAAAGATGGTACTGACTGGCCATCAAAGCTAGTACCAGAATCAAGCTTTCTAACATAACCATCATCAAAGCCTCCGTAAAGAACCTCAAACCCATTAGAATCTTCAGCAGAGCAAACAGAAGATATCTGGTGCTTCAAAGTAAATGGCATAATACCTTGGTTAGACCTGTTAATATAGGTCATAGATATACCAGTCTTGTCATCGAAATAAAGTCTGTACTGGTTTTTACCCCTTACTCTTACAGATAAAATAGCGTTTGATTTCTTTTTCTGCATGTATGGATCAATAGCATCTGATGCAACAGCAGCCTGAAAATCGCCAAACGCTTGGACAGTAAAGATAGAAGTGATTCCTCTATCATCCAAGAAAAATGTTTGATCCATCTTTTGGATTGTATACTCAACAGCACCAGTTCCTTGGTGAAACCTTCTTAACTCCCAATCAGCTGCGGATGAACCATACAACATAAATGTGTTGTTCTTAGTAAATACAGACATTACATCATTAACTTCTGTGGAAAACCCAGTAACAACATCACCAACAGAAAGCTCTGCAGCGCCTGTTATAGCGCTCCATTTATTTGGGGCACCAATACTAGAGTGTTGAATAGAGCCGCTAGGATAAGAATAAAACAGATGCTTTGTGTGCGCGTTTACATGTTCTGGAGTATCAGTATCTGTTCCAGTTTTAATCTTAATAAAAGTGGTGCCATCGTAAGAGAATCCATTGTCTACTCTATTAACGCCATACATTGTAATTCCAGATGAGTCACCTCTGAAATTATAATTAATAAATTCGTATTTACCATTTGGATTAATAGTTTGATCGTAGATCGTTCCGTCTGCTGTTGCCACAGTTACTTTGCTTGGCTCAGCAGCTCCGTTAACTAGCGCCCTGTTAGTTCCAAGAACTGTAATATTTTCGTTATCAGTCCAAGTTCCAGTATTATTTTTAATGGATAAATATCCAGCCGCAGTACCACCAGCCCATGTACCAGAAGATAAAGTGACACTTGTTACAACGGCTGTTTTACCAGAGGTAGCACCTGTAATTGTATCTCCAGCAACAATCTCAGATGTACCTGTGTCAAAATTAAGCAACGACATTTGAAGGTCTTCGCCATCAACAAAACCCCCGCTAATGTCAGTCAATACCATAGTACCTTTAGCGCCAGTTTCCCACAGACCATAGTATGAAATACCAGCAAGGTTGGCAGTGGCCCCGCTAGTTGCTCCAGATATTTCTGTTGGAGTACCAGTATCTCCGGGAGTTGGCTCTCCAGAAGATGTAGTATTTTCAAAATCTAACGCTTGACCAAGCTCTACTTCAGACCATCCAGTAGATGACGACTTATACATGCCAGCAGTTGCGCCACCTGACTTATTTCTAAATGCATAGATATTGCCATTATATACCCATACACCAAGAACAGAACCTTCACCCGGAACAATAGTAATAAGGTTCCGTTGGTTCTCAATACGTTCTTGAAGCTCTGGTAAAAGATTTGCGTCCGCGTTCGCATCTCTTAGAACCGGATCGCCATAGGCATACGCGCTGGCGTAGATACCCATTAGCCAACCCTAACTACATTAAGTTGCCCGTATTGAAGTAGCATGTTCTGTGATGATCCTGAGTCATGACGTAGTCGAACAATAAGATCAGTGTAAGTCGTATGCCCAGTGGTATCTATGATGCCGCCAGCAGCAATGGCCGCGGCCTCAGAAGTAGAACCAAGAAGTCTTTGTACTTTAAAGTTACTTTCTACTACTGATCCACCATCAGCCTGAGTAGCAAGCAACCAAGTCCAAAGTACGTTGCCCGCAGTCCCTTGCTTGAAAGAGACATTCATTTGTGCCATGAACAATCCTTTTGTGTAGATTCGGATACGATCATTAGCGTAGTCAGCACTTGCTCCATAGGTAGAGCCATCGGTGTCATCAGAGCCGTTAGCGCCTGAACTACCAGTCGACCAATCAAGGGTTACAGTAGTCGCGTTTGCAACCGCTTGTGCCACAGGGGTACCATCGCCCGAGTTGCTGTTAATGTTGGCGTAAGATCCCATTGAAGAGACAACCATGTCCCGCATGTCTTGCGCCGAGATAGAGCCAACAGTATTATCTGGAAAACTTGTTGCCAGCAAGTATGCTCTGGTACGTCTAGTATCTGCCATTATTTATACTCCACATTAAATGCGCTACCGTAGGCGCTATCTGCGTTAAAAATATTTATTGTTTCGCCAATCTGAAATTGACCACTTACAACTGAATAGTAAATGTAACCCTGTGCATTGTCATTTGAAAATGATCCACCACTCGCGCCATCTTCTATTCCTTCTATCTCTACCTGAAGTATTACTCCAACAGCTTCAGTAGTTTGACCTTTAATAAGGTCTCCGGGAGATGGTACGTTAAGTAAAAAACCTACATCATATCCAGCACCAAACTGCTCAAACAAAGATTTACCAATAGTAAATGGTATTCTGTAATACACAATTTCTGATGGAAGAGTTTGTCCATCAGACCTTTCATAACCATCAAGCCTCTGGTATCTTCCCCTAATATCAACCTCAAAATTATCAGCAGCAATACACTGGCCCGGTGATATAGACAGCGCAGGATCAACCATATTTAATCCGCCAGTCAACGGAAAATATTTAGATTGAAGGCTGCTCCTTCTAAGGTTTCTATTTGCTAGTTTTGTCATTCTGGAACTACTGTGTAGTTAAACAGATCTTGAACTCTAGAAAACCTTCTATTCTTTTGTCCGGGAAGTTGATCAGACTCAAGTTTATCCATAAGATCTTCAAACTCTGCAAGAGCTCCACTTAAAATCTCAGGAGCATCTTCATTTTCTCCGTAGTATATTTTTGCTCTTGCTATAATAATATTATGGAATCTTGCTGGAATAGCGGAAATGTCCCCATCTGCTGCAAGCTGGGTAGGAACAGCCCAGTATTCTGCAGAGATAGCAGTGGCTGTATCAGGGGTTGGATAAACATCTATAGAGTTGTCTGGCTTTACTGAAAATACTTCTGGCTCTCCAGTATCTACAAGGCCAAGCTTATATTCCAGTTTATATTCATCCCAGTCAATATAGATAAGTTCTTGATAATCATCTGTGGCTTTTGACCAAACAATAGAATCAAGTTTCCAATTAGCTAAATCAGCAGGAGAAGTCAAATTAGAATTACCAACAGAAGGAGTCATTGTGGCTTCAGACCAAAGAAAGTTCCAATTAAACCATCGTCGTTGAATATCAAGATCTGCATTTTTAATATAACGAACTACAGCAATCTCCTCTTCTGATAAGTCAGCAGCTGTGACGCTTGATGGGCCAGTACCGGGAATACCAATATCTCTGGCCATGTCTTGGCATAGTTGTAAATATGTACTCATTTTAGATTCTTCGCTATATCCATAAAGACTTTGCCAACTGGTATTTTGGCTGCACAAAGAGCGCCGCCAGTTTCTTCGTCCCTATTGCAAGTGTCAAAGCCATGATGTAGTTTATGGCAAGGATAACACTCTGCATCAAAAGGCTCAAATGAAGTAGTGTTTTTCCAATGCTTACTTAAATTTTCTTTGGAAGAATGAGAAAGAAATAATGTCTTGTGCACCTTTTCAATAGAAGACATAGAGTTAAGCACTCCAGTTTCTGGCCCAACAATAACATTACACATTTTTGCCAAAGTCAACACATCTCTAATAGGCCATTCACCAGCGGTTGTTAATACCCTAGGTTCCTGCTCCCATCCCTGCTCTAGTATTTTGCAGGCATTATCCCCAACAGTTACAAATGTTACATCTTTTCTCATGCTCAAAAATCTGGCCATTAATGAATCATTCCAAGGCCATACTTTATGAACTGAAGATCCAGACAAAACATTCATAACTAAATACTTTGTTTTAACTTTTTTCTTTTTCCAAAGTTTCAGTCGGTCTTCTTCTTTTTTGGTTGGGTAAAACAAAGGTTCAAACTTATGCTCAACCTCGGCAATGTCATGCATTCTTTCCATGTAATTAACATTACATTCAGCATGTATCTGATCTTTGCTCCAACTAAATCTTTCATCACCCTTTATAAGAGTTGGACCTTCCTCAAGATTTACAGTTCTATCTCCTACAACAAGTAAACTACCCTCTACAGACTCAGAAAACTGTATTACTTTATCAAACAAACCATCAAAGTGAGCCCAATATTCATCGAGCTTATCAGGATATATTTGATTCGTCCTTTGTATTAATAACTCGTCAATGTATGGATTTGACTTTAATATGTCTTGCCCAACTTCTTGAGTATTAACACATACTCTGTACCCTTGTTCCTTTAATAGGGGCAATACTGAGCTTGTCTGCAGCATGTCCCCGAAGGCCCCGTATCTAATTACACAAACTGTTTTTTCTTTTCTTACCCCGCCAAAATCTTCTGGAGTAAAATCCTTTATTTCCTTTTCAGGAACTTTTATAATTTTCACTTAGTTGTTAGTAGCTCCATCCGGAAACAGACATTCCAGAGCGAACCATCTTACCGCAGACGCGTGCTTCATTATTAGAAGCTGGCTGCTCCATGCGGTATTCACGAGCTCGCTCATCAAAAAGCTGATCTCCGCTTGTAAATCCTTTTTGCTTTGGCTCAGTAGAACCATAGCTTTCTTCAGGGGTTTTTACTTCATCCCCAATGTATGCTGTAATAAGATTGATTTTCATAGTATTCCCCTGAATGAATTGGGGGAGAGTTGCCCCTCCCCCGCATCAATTACGCAACTTCAAATCGCCCTTTACCGGGTGAATTGACGCTACCTTTGGCCGTACCAATAGGCTTATGGTCCTTGCCTTTTCCATCCATGCCAAGCGAGGCAGGGGTTTCATTAGCGAAGGAAGACTTTTCAGTCAAGCCATTGTCAGGCATTTTACCGCTTGCACTGTCTTTCATGATTAACCTCCTAGTACCACTCAATCATGATTTGCACGAAGCCAATACCAGCAGGCGTACCGCCAGTAGGGGCAACGAACGTCACATGAACGTCGGTGTCGGCAGGAAGAGCATCGAGAACGAGGTCAGCTGCGGTGTCAGTAAGACGCTGGTCTGCGCCATCGGCAAGAGTGCCAAGACCCATGTTAGCGTACTGCGCGCCTGCCGCAGAAGAACCTACTTTGACCGCACCTTC